GGAATTTTGAACTATGAGATGACAAAACAATATATGTCTCTTGTGGATCGTAATATCAATGGAATGTACGAGATGATCGAGTATTCTCGTCATAAGAATCGTGTAAATTTCCATGCCAATGTTTTGAAGGATTTGGATGTTGGACAATATGTGATTTTTGATGGATACGAAGCTATCGACCCCGATACATACACCGATGTGTGGAATGACATGTTTCTCAAAAAGTACACAACCGTTCTCTTTAAGAAACAGTGGGGACTCAATCTCATTAAGTTCGAAGGTATGCAACTTCCGGGCGGAGTGACTTTCAATGGAAGACAAATCTTTGACGACGCAAATACCGAGATCGAAAAAATCGAGGAACAGATGCAGTTAAGATACGAAGCTCCTCCACACTTCTTTGTAGGATAATATGTCTCCTCGTAACGTATATTTTAGTCACGGTACCACAGCCGAAAAGCGTCTCTATGAAGATATTATCATAGAGTCTTTGAGAATCTATGGACATGACGTATACTATATTCCTCGTAAGATAGTCAACACAAACGCAATCTTCAATGAGGATGCATTGTCGGAGTTTGGTGACTCCTATATGATTGAAGCGTATGTTGAGAATATTGATGGATTTGCGGGCGATGGTGATCTCTTAAGTAAGTTTGGTGTCGAAGTACGAGATCAAATGAATCTCATTGTTTCGGATCGACGTTGGCAGGATCTCATTGGAAGATTTCAAACCGACGATTCCTCCGCACTTCGCCCCAAAGAGGGAGATCTTATCTACTTTCCAACTGCGAATGGTCTCTTTGAGATCACCTTTGTTGAAGACGAAACACCGTTCTATCAATTACAAAATCTTCCGACATTTAAACTTACATGTGAACTCTTTGAGTACAACAATCAGGCAATTGACACAGGTGTCGATGCGATTGATAAGTTTGAAACTGAGTTTGCAACAAGAACGAAGCTCACCTTGGGTGCTGGATCGGGTACGTACAACATTGGAGAAGATGTTACTCAGGGTCTTGGAGATAAGAGTCCACAAACAGTTATCACAGCCGAAGTTGCGGCAGACAGTGATTCTCCGGCAGATGGATCGGGTTATGTTGTTGTTTCGAGCATTACCACATCCTTTGACTCACCGGAACGAAGCACAACTCAGTTCTCAATAACCAGCGGAAGTGTTGGAAATCTTGTGGGAGCAGAGTCAGGCGCCTCTTATGCAATCACCTCAATTGATGGATTCACTACAATTGATGATAACGATTCCGACGCACAGAACGTAGACTTTGAAACGATTGGAAACAATTTTATTGATTTTACGGAAACCAATCCCTTCGGCGAAATCAACATAACGACTTAAGATGCTCAACGGACAATACTTTTACAATCAGACCATGAAGAAGGCGGTTGCCGTCTTCGGAACGATCTTCAACAATATTAAGATTGTTCGACAGGGTGGTAGTATGGAAAGAGTTCCTTTGTCGTATGGACCAAAGGCAAAGTTCCTTGCTCGCATTAATGCCGAAAGAGATCAAGCCGAAAAGAGAAGTATTGCAATTAAACTTCCAAGAATGGCGTTTGAGATTACTTCGATCTCCTATGATACGACCGCAAAACTCAATCGAATGAATAAGAGATTCTTTCCGATTGATGGAAGCAGCGTCAAAAAGAATACCGTAATGCAAAGTGTTCCCTATAAATTGGGAATACAGTTGAATATCCTTGCAACAAACCAAGACGACGCTCTACAGATCTTTGAACAAATTCTTCCCTCTTTCACACCCGAATACACCATTGCGATAAAGAACATGGAAGGACCGGACACCTCAACCGATGTGCCGATTGTTTTGACTGGTGTTTCTTTTTCGGATGAGTACGAAGGATCTTTTGAGACTCGAAGAACTTTAATTTATACGCTTGACTTTGATATGCGTGTTCGATTTGCCGGAACAACATCCGAAGGTAAAATCATTCGCATCGTCGATACTTACTATTACAGTAAGTTATTGGATACTGACGATAGTCCAACGATTAAGACCTCGAATCCGGTCGGAGAAGAGAATGTTCGAGTCGTGGCGGATGACGATGGATCTCCATTCGATAGTTTGGATAGTCCATTGGATATAACAACAACATTTGGTTTTGATTATGCCTCACCGTGATAAAAATGAGATTGTTGCTGCTTTAGAAAAAAACCTTCCGGTAGTTCCAAAAAAGATCAAATCAAACGTTGATCAGGGACAGATCAATAATGACACCGAGAATGATGTCGAGTATTCTCGGCAAAAGATGAAGGAACTGATCGATATGAGTTCCGAAGCCATTCAGAATATGATGGCACTTGCTTCTGAAACCGAACATCCTCGAGCGTTTGAAGTTCTTTCGAACATGATTAAACAGGCATCCGAGATGTCACAGGATCTTGTTAAACTTCAAAAGACACGTAAGGAAATCACACAATCCAAAGAAGAAACAAAGGGTGCTACCACAAATAATGCGATCTTTGTAGGCTCAACAAACGAGTTACAGAAGTTTTTGAAAAACCGTGATAATGATGAATGAAGTAGGCGGATACCTTGGTAACGCTTTAGTTAAGAGAGACGGACTTCCACAAGATTATACTCAAGAGCAAGTCGATGAGTATATCAAGTGTATGAATGATCCGATCTACTTTGCGGAAAACTATGTAAAGGTTATTACCTTAGATAAAGGATTGCAACCATTCAAGCCCTATCCTTATCAGTGTAAAATGTTTGAACAGTTCAACGAGAATCGATTCAATCTTGTTCTGGCCTGTCGTCAATCCGGTAAGTCGATCTCTTGTGTGGTTTACATTCTTTGGTACGCGATCTTCAACGCAGATAAGACCATTGCGATTTTGGCGAATAAGGGTTCGACTGCTCGTGAAATGTTGTCGCGTGTTACACTCGCACTTGAAAATCTTCCGTACTTTCTTCAACCCGGCTGTAAGGCATTGAATAAAGGATCGTTGGAGTTCTCAAATAACTCGCGAATCATTGCCGCCGCAACATCTGGTAGTTCGATACGTGGTCTCTCGGTTAATCTTCTCTTTCTTGACGAGTTTGCCTTTGTGGAGAACGCAAATACTTTTTACACTTCGACCTATCCGGTTATCTCATCTGGTAAGGAAAGTAAGGTAATTATCACCTCAACGCAGAATGGAACGGGTACACTCTTCTATCGATTACTTGAAGGAGCAATGCAAGGAACAAATGAGTTTCAAGCATTTCGAGTCGATTGGTGGGATGTGCCGGGTCGAGACGAGGAATGGAAAAGACAAACCATTGCCAATACGAGCGAAGAACAGTTTCGACAGGAGTACGGAAACGAGGCAATTGGATCTTCGAATACTTTGATCTCCGCAAATGCTCTTCTTGGTTTAAAGAACGAGAATCCTCAACAAGTCTATCAGGATACAAAGATTTATCGCAAGGTAAAAGAAGGTCATCACTATTTGATAATGGTCGATGTTTCAAAGGGAAGAGGCCAAGACTACTCGACTTTTAATGTGATTGATATCACCAATGGAGAGTTTGAGCAGGTTGCGACATATCGTGACAATATGATCTCTCCTTTGATCTTTCCGGATATCATTATTAAGATCGCAAAGATGTATAACGAAGCGATGATTCTCATTGAGAATAATGATGCGGGCCAAGTTGTTTGCAATACGGTATATTACGAGTATGAGTACGAGAACACCTTTGTGGAATCGTCGATCAAACGAGGTGGTATTGGTGTTACAATGACGAAGAGAGTCAAACGAATTGGATGCTCAAACCTCAAAGACTTGATCGAATTGAATAAGTTAAAAATTCATGATGGTGAAACCATTCGCGAACTTGCGTCATTTGAAGTCAAAGGATCCAGTTTTCAGGCAGCTCAGGGAAATCACGATGATCTCGTAATGAATCTTGTTCTCTTTGCATGGTTTGTTTCTTCGGATGCCTTCGGAAACATCAGCGATATCAATCTCAAGGATGTCCTATTCAATCAAAAGATGCAAGAGATTGAGGATGATATTCCGCCCTTTGGTGTGATTGATGACGGAACTTCTTATGGAAATACGGCATACGATAAAATGATTGAAGCACAAAAGGCCTGGAAGTCTCTCTAAAACCTAGTATTTATAAATAGTCTTATGAAAAAACATCTTGTTATGCTTAACACTTATCATTCAATTCAAATAACTGAAAGGAAAAACGCATGGGATTTTTAGTATCACCTGGCGTCGATGTCAACGAGATTGACTTGACGAACGTGATCCCGGCAGTATCAACTTCGATAGGCGGTATCGTTGGTCACTTCAAATGGGGCCCCGTTGAAGAAGTTGTTAGTGTTGGATCCGAAAAAGAGTTGGTTGCCAATTTTGGCGAACCAGACAACAATACATACAAGCAGTGGTTTCAAGCCGCAGCTTTTTTACAATACGGAAACGCATTAAACGTCTATCGGTATGATGTGGGATTGTCTAGTGGGGCAAAAAATGCAACATGGGCTGGAAATCGAGATCTCAACATTAAAAATAAAACAGATTTTGAAGCTAGTTATTCTGGTATAGCTTGGGAAGATTCTCCTTTAGATTCTCCCGATCTTCCAAATTATTTCGCGGCAAAATATCCTGGCGCTCTTGGAAATTCTATTCAAGTAGCAGTCATTACCAATAATAATTTTAGCGGACACGATCAAGCCGGATTTTTCAATGGTCTGCCTGGAGGAGATAGTTCTCCCGAAGACGACACATTGATTCATATCGCTGTGATTGATAAAGATGGAAAAATTAGTGGTACTGCCGGAACTGTTTTAGAAACATACTCAAGCGTTAGTGTGACAACTACTGCTAAATCTGATGATGGTACAAACAATTACTATGTTGATGTAATCAATGAACGGTCCGCTTGGATCTGGGCAAATAGTGTAGAAAAAATTACTGGAACAGAATCAACCGCTGATTTGAACGCCACCTTTGCTGGTGGAGCAGATGGAACAGCTCCTTCTACTGCTAATCTACAAGCTGTATACACGACTGCTTTTGGAGACGCCGAAACATTGGATGTCAACATTCTGATTGCACCAACCGGAGTTGATTCAACAGAGATTGGATATGCTGCTGCAAATGCAGTATTCGCTGTTGCGGCTTCTCGTAAGGATTGTGTTGCAGTTGCTTCTCCTCCTACTACGGGTACAGGTGGAACCGCACTTCAAGCACTTGCTTCGACTGCCGTAACAAACGCTAAAAATTGGGCAGCTGGAATTACTTCAAGTTCTTATGGAATTCTATCGTCTACCGCAGTGTACGTTTACGACAAGTACAACGATGTTTATCGTTGGATTGGTTCGGCTGGTCACGTTGCAGGTCTTCTTGCTAACGTTGATGATGTCGCAGAACCTTGGTTCTCGCCTGCCGGATACAATCGTGGTCAATTGCGTGGAGTTGTAAAACTTGGATACAATCCAACTTCATCTCAACGTGATGACCTATATAAGGCTCGTGTCAATCCTCTTGTATCTTTCCCCGGCCAAGGAACTCTCCTTTTCGGTGATAAGACTGCACAGAGTAAACCAAGCGCCTTTGATCGTATCAACGTTCGCCGTTTGTTTATCGTATTGGAAAAGGCAATCTCTACTGCTTCCAAGTATCAGTTATTCGAATTGAATGACGAATTCACACGAGCAATGTTCCGCAATATGACAGAACCTTTCCTACGGGATGTTAAGGGTCGTCGTGGTGTTACGGACTTTCTCGTTGTTTGTGACGAAACAAATAATACCGGAGAAGTGATTGACACGAATCGTTTCGTGGCTGATATTTACATCAAGCCCGCTCGTTCGATCAACTTCATCACGCTTAACTTTATCGCCACTCGTACTGGTGTTGAGTTTTCTGAGGTTGCTGGACAACAGTAATATAAATAGTTAAAAGAAAGGAAAACTATCATGGCACTAGGAGTAGACGATTTTAAATCAAAACTTATTGGAGGAGGCGCTCGTCCTAATCTGTTCAAGGCAACTGTCAACTTTCCGGCATACGCTGGAGGTGACAGTGAATTGACACAGTTCTTGGTCAAGGGTGCTCAGTTACCCGCCAGTGTTATCGCTCAAATTGACGTTCCCTTTCGGGGGCGTCAGTTGAAGATTGCCGGAGATCGCACGTTTGAAAACTGGACAATTACGGTTCTTAATGACGCCGTAATGAGTGTTCGGAATTCGTTTGAACGTTGGATGAACGGTATGAACGAGCATAACGCTAATCTTGGATTGGTGAACCCAACTGACTATCAAGCAGATATGCTGATCGAGCAACTTGATAAGTCCGAAAACGTAACGAAACGATATCAGATTCGCGGAGCATTTCCTGTAAATGTTGCGGCGATTGATCTGAGTTACGATACGAATGATGCGATTGAAGAGTTCACAGTTGAACTTGCGTATCAGTATTGGGAATCATTGGGTGGCAATTGGGCCACGACCTCTTAATTAGATATCAATTCAAACCTATTCGCCCCGTGAGTCTATCCTTGCGGGGCGAATAAATACATTTATGGAAATATTTGGCTACGAACTAACTAAGAAAATTACTCCGAAAGTAAAGAAAGAAATCATTTCACCGATTCCAAAACCGAGTGATGATGGTTCTGCGGCAACTACGGTTTTTTCTGGTGGTCTTTATGGTCAGTATATTGATCTTGGAGATTCGGCAACGATCTCTGATCATGATCTTATTTTAAAGTATCGTGAAGTTGCTACACAACCCGAAGCGGATACAGCGATTACAGATATCGTTGATGGTGCGATTGCATCAGCTGACAAATCCTCTCCGGTAGATATTTCACTTGATGATCTGGATCAACCAGACAATATTAAGAAGCAAATTGTCGATGAGTTTAATAAGATTCTTACACTTTATCGATTCAATCATAACGGTCACGATCTTTTTCGTAACTGGTATATTGATGGTCGAGTCTATTTTCAGATCATCGTTGATAAAGAGAATCCAAAACGAGGAATCGTAGAACTTCGCTACATCGATCCCACAAAGATCAGTAAGGTTAAAGAAGTCAAAAAGGTACGAGATCCAAAGACTGAAGTTGAGTATGAGAAGATAGTAGCAGAATATTATCTCTACTCCGAAGGTATTCTAACGAATACCGAAATGAAGGCTGGTCAAGGAATCAAGTTAGAGAAAGAATCGATCATTGCAGTCAACTCTGGTCTCTTTGATCCTTCTCGTATCAAGTCAATTGGTTATCTACATAAGGCAATTAAGTTGATCAATCAGTTGCGATTCATGGAAGATTCTTTGGTTGTCTATCGTGTTTCTCGAGCTCCCGAAAGACGTATCTTCTACATTGACGTAGGTAACTTACCAAAGGGTAAAGCCGAAGAGTATGTTCAAAGCGTTGTTGCTCGTTATCGCAATAAGTTGGTTTATAATGCGAGTACGGGTGAAATTACCGATGATCGTAAACACATGTCCATGCTCGAAGACTTTTATCTTCCTCGAAGAGAAGGTGGAAGAGGAACTGAAATCACTACATTAGGTGGTGGAGAGAATCTTGGACAGATCGAAGATGTGGTCTTCTTTCAGAGAAAACTTTACAAAGCTCTGAATGTTCCACTCTCTCGTCTTGAAACAGATACTGGATTCTCTCTTGGTCGAGCGACCGAAGTTTCACGAGATGAAGTCAAGTTTCAAAAGTTTGTTGATAAACTTCGAAAGAAGTTCTCTCAAATCTTCATAGAAGCACTCAAAGTTCAGCTGATTCTTAAGGGTGTTATTGAACCAAAGGATTGGTCTCTTATCGAAGAGTCGATTAATATTGACTTTATTGAAGACAATTACTTTGCGGAACTGAAAGAGTTTGAGATTCTCCGCGAAAGACTTGAGATGCTGCAATTGGTTGAAGAACAGATTGGTCAATACTATTCTCGTGAATGGGTTCGACGCAATATTCTACACCAATCCGATGAAGACATTGAGACTATCAATGATCAGATCGAAAAAGAAAAAGATTCTGGTGATATAGAAGACGAAGAAGACGATATAGAAAATTAAAAATATATAAATAGTAATAATTATGTCAGAAAAAATATTTAACGCACTTGTAAAGAATGATAAAGATGAAGCGTTGAATGCGTTTAAAGATGCAATTCAACAAAAACTTGATACCGCGATGGATGTTCGTCGTGTTGGATTGACTTCGCAAATTTTCAATGATGGAGATCCTGCTCCGGTAATGGAAGAAGATGTTCAGATCGATGAAGCAGTATCCGCAGACAAGTTTGTAAAAGGTGGAAGTGATAAGATCAAACAATCCGAAGTAGAAATGTTACTCGGAAAGATCTATGACAACACAAAACTCACAAAGTCTTTGGTTGCAAATAAAGCGTACTCTGATGGAGAGAGTAATCCCAAGAAAAAGAATCCTCATCAAAAAGATACGATTGACTTTCATCTCTATCAACTAGGACAACAAGTAGAACTCTCACGAATGTAATGACAGAATACTGGAATAATCTTATTGATGAATCAAAAAAGGTTCTCCAAAAAGAAGACGGACACACCGACGTTTCGTCAGCTCTTGGTGGTATTCGTGTTGCTCGTGAAGCACTCGACAATATGGAAGAAATTTTATCGGGAATGAATCCCGAAGACGATCTACCTTCGTGGTGGACAAATCAAGTAGCCGTTTCGGTTGCACAACTGGACGACATGGCAGATATTCTTAAAAAGAAGGTATAAAAAATGACAATCACACCATTAGCGGCGAAAGAAACGCCAAACTCCACAGCCTCAAATATATCTGAGGCATCACATGTTTATATCTGTAACACTGTAGCTACAGCTGGTCAAGTCACTCTCCAAACGAGTGGAGGCGCAACAATCGCAACATTCGATGTTCCGCCGTCTGGTCAAATTACTGTTAAGAAGAAGAACGCCGAAAAGATTCTTACTTCGGCCGCAACACTTACTTGTACCGCAATAGGTTACACAAATTAAGATGAAATTAATAACAGAAACACAGGATGTACAACTTGAGTACATCACCGAAGCCAATGAAAAAGGTGGCAAGGATGTTTTCATCGAAGGCGTCTTTATGCAAGCGGAAAAGGAAAACCGCAATAAAAGAATTTATCCAAAGTCGGTTCTGGAATCAGCAACCGATAAATATGTAAAGGAACAAGTTAAGACTGGTCGTGCCGTGGGTGAGTTGAATCACCCCGAAGGACCAGCGATTAACTTGGATAAAGTTTCACATCGTATTACCGAACTCAAATGGGAAGGTAATAACGTTGTTGGAAAGGCACTTATCTTGGATACACCAATGGGTAAGATCGTGAAAGGCCTCGTTGAAGGAGGTTGCAAGTTAGGTGTCTCAAGTCGTGGTATGGGAACTGTTGAATCAAGAGAAAACAAAACGTTCGTAAAGGATGATTACATTCTTGCGACGGTTGACATTGTTCAAGACCCCTCCGCCCCCGAAGCCTTTGTAAATGGCATCATGGAAGGAGTTGATTGGATCTTGGAGAATGGTATTCTAAAACCTCAACAAATTGAAGAATATGAGATTGAAATTAAGAAGGTGGATTCCACTCAGATAGCTGAGGCTCAGGAGCGAATCTTCAGAGATTTCCTCTCCAAACTCTAAATTCAAAATAAGGTATAAACCAAAATGTCTGAAGAAATACAGAACGAAGAAATCGTTGTCGAAGACGTACAGGAAGAAGATCTTGTAGAGAATCAGGAGCTTGTGCAGGATACACCTGAAGAAGTTGCTGAGGAATCTCAGGAATCCCTTTCTGATTCGGTACTCGATGTTCTTCTCGGCGAGGCTAAGAAGAAAAACGAAGCCGAAGACGAAGAAGAAGACGAAGAAGAATCCGATGACGAAGAGTCTGACGAAGACGAAGAGTCTGACGAAGACGAAGAAGAAATGGAAGAATCCGTCGAAGTAGACGAAGAAACCATTGAAGAGTCTTCTGAAGAAGTAGAAGAAGCACTTGAAGAAGGTGTTCAAACTAAAGCAGGTATCCTTGCTGACGCTTTCTCTACTATCAAATCCATGAAGAAACATGATCTCGTTAATGCATACGAAGCGATGCATGGAGATGATGAAGAGGAAGAGATGGAAGAAGAAGATATGGATGGTGAAAAAATCGCTGGTGATAATTCAGCTGCGATCAAAAAGTCAGCTCCGCCTCAAACAAAGGCAGAGATGATCAACGCCATGTACAAGGAAATGCAGGGAATGAAGAAGGATGAATTGATGGCTGCCTATGATGCCATTAAGGATTCGATGCATGGTGATGAAGACGAAGAAGAAATGGAAGAAGCATTTGCAACGGATCTTAAGGTTCTTGCTGACGCAGATTCTAATCTTACCGAAGACTTCAAGGCCAAGGCATCTACTCTCTTCGAAGCTGCCGTTGCAAACAAAGTCGCTACGATCAAGGAAGAACTCGAAAATACATACGAAGATTCTCTTCAAGAGGAAGTCGTATACATTCGCGAGACTTTGATCGAAAAGATTGACAACTACCTCACATACGTAGTTGAAGATTGGATGAGTGAAAACCAAGAGTACGTTGACAACAAGTTGCGTACAGACATCGCCGAAAACTTCATGAAGAGTCTCAAGGATCTATTCGTTGAGAGCTACATCGAAGTACCTGAAAGCAAGGTTGACTTGGTTGACAGTCTCAGCGAAGATGTTGAAGCGACTAAGAGTGAACTCCTCACAGTATCTGAAGAGCGCGATTCTCTCGCTTCTCAGATCGAAGAACTTCAACGTGAAAAGATCATCAGTGAAGCCACTTCCGATCTTACTTCTACACAATCTTCGAAGTTTGTCAAACTACTCGAAGGCATCGAATTCGTCGATGCTTCTAACTTCGAAACTAAGGTTTCGGTAATCAAGGAATCTTTCTTTAACGAGGAAGAGTCCACCCAAGAGTTGGAAGAAGAAGTTTCTTCTGACGAAACAGAAATTATCGTCGAAGGAGAAGGTAATCCTAATGCAGAATTGTCTCCGACAATGCAGAAGTATTTGTCTTCCCTAAGCCGTATTCAACAAAACAGCCACAACAAGTAATTAATTTACTTACAAATATAAAGGAAACATAAAAATGTTTAACGCAGAAAACGACCTCAAAAAATGGGCTCCTGTTCTCGATCATGCTGATGCTCCCGAGTTCAAGGACAACTACCGCAAAGCCGTAACCGCTAAACTTCTTGAGAACACCGAGCGTGCTCTTAACGAAGAACGTGCGGCCAATGGAATGCTTAACGAAAATAACACGACCACAGGTTCGATCCAAAACTACGATCCCGTATTGATCTCCTTGGTTCGTCGCGCTATGCCGAATCTGATCGCATACGATGTTGCTGGTGTTCAACCGATGTCTGGTCCTACGGGCTTGATCTTCGCAATGAAGGCTCGCTACAACGATGTTGACTCTCCCGGCGCTGGTAACGTAACAACTGCTGACACGGAAGCTCTCTTCAACGAAGCCGATACAGACTTCGCCGGAACTGGATCACATGCTGGAACAGATCCTTACGGAAGTCTTGATTCCCCACAGGCCGCGTACACAACTGGTACAGGTCTTGGTACGGCAGCTGGTGAAGCTGGTACTCCTGCTGAACTCGGTTTCACAATCGAAAAGGCAACTGTAACCGCCAAGACACGTCAACTGAGGGCTGAGTACACGATGGAACTCGCTCAGGATCTGAAGGCAATCCACGGATTGGACGCAGAATCTGAGTTGGCTAACATCCTCTCTTCCGAAATCCTCGCTGAAATCAATCGCGAAGTTATCCGTTCGATCAACAGCACCGCCAAGACTGGTGGAGCAAACGTTGGTACTGATGGTCTTTTCGACTTGGTTGCTGACGCAGATGGACGCTGGGCAGTTGAAAAGTTCAAGAGCTTGATCTACCAGTTGGAAGTTGAAGCCAATAAGATCGCTCAGGAAACACGTCGCGGAAAGGGTAACTTTGTTATCTGCTCTAGCAACGTTGCTTCTGCTTTGGCTGCCGCTGGTCAACTCGACTACGCTCCTTCAATGAGCACCAACCTCAACGTTGACGACACCGGAAACACATTTGCTGGTGTTCTTAACGGTCGCATGAAGGTTTACGTCGATCCTTATGCTGGTAACGACTACGCTACTGTTGGATTCCGTGGATCTAACCCATACGACGCTGGATTGTTCTACTGCCCATACGTTCCTCTCACGATGGTACGTGCAGTTGATGAAACGACCTTCCAACCGAAGATCGCTTTCAAGACCCGTTACGGTCTACAAGCCAACCCGTTTGTTACCACAGCCGCTGGTATCGGTTCCGCTAACGCGAACCAATACTTCCGCAGCATTCGTGTTGGTAGCATCAATGTTGGTGGTACGAGCTAATCTAATTAGTTCATAAACACTTTAGAGGAGTCCTTCGGGGCTCCTCTTTTTTTATAAATACAAACATGGCGAGACTTACAACAAATTTCAATTTTCTTTCACCGACTGGCTTTCGTCTTACGATCAATAGAAATCGATTTGCGAACGTTGAATACTTTATTACTGGTTTCACGATTCCATCAGTGACTATGGGTGAATCTGCTCAAGGATTTAGAGGTCATACCGCATTTCAAACGGGTGATACTATTGGATATGATTCTCTTTCTCTTCGTTTTGCAATTGATGAAGACATGAAGAACTATACCGAAATCTTTGATTGGATGGTCAATAATCGCGAAGTTGGTTTGGATTTTTCAGACATGATTCTCACTGTTCTATCCAATCACAATAACGGAACCAAAGAGTTTCAGTTTCAAGACGCTTTTCCAACTTCTTTAAGTGGTGTTGAATTCACCACACAAGCAACAGATGTAGAATACTTACAGGCCGACGTTACATTTAGATACAGCGAATTTCGTATTATAAAGTAATAAATAGTTTTATATGATGACACTTGATGAAATCCTTGCGATGTGGAAGAAGGACTCGCAAATCGATACAGTATGTTTAGACGAGGCAAGTAAAGAGAACTCAAAGAATCACGCAAAGTATCTGGAGTTGCATAGTATTATTAAGTTGCAACTCAAAAAGAAGGAGATGGCTCAAAAGGTTCTATTGCGTGATAAGTGGTTACACTTTTCCGGAAAACTTCCAAAGGAAAAGATCGACGAATATGGTTGGGCGTATGATCCTTTTGATGGAATGAAGGTGATGAAGTCAGACTTTCACTATTTCTTTGAATCCGATGAGGAGCTGCAAAAGAGTGAAGAAAGGATTGCCTACCTTAAAACCGTAGAGGAAACTCTGCGAGAGATCGTTGATAACATTAAGTGGAAACACCAATCCATTAAAAATGTTCTAGAATTCCAGAAATTCACGAGCGGTATGTGATGATAAAGGTCTCAAAGGAGAACGAAGCGAAGTTGATCATCGAGTGTGAAGACAGCGGAATACTTCGCGAATTATATGAGTATTACACATTCTATGCGGATGGATATAAATTCATGCCCGCGTATCGTAATAAGTTTTGGGATGGAAAGATACGACTCTTCGATCTTCGAACACAGCAACTTCCCTACGGTCTTCTGACT